AGGTATGAGCGCCCCGGTATCGCGATGGGCGAGCAGTTCGGCATGGCCGACCTTCAGAGCAATGTGAGGATGGAGGGGCTCGGGCCGTCCCTGCGCGAGGCCCATTCCCTGACCTGTGCCTCTCTGGTGAGACTTGGCGGGACCAAGCAGATCCGCAGCGCCCGGGATGAGGCGTACGAGAACATCCGGATCTGCGCTCTTGGCATCAGTCCCACGAACGGGCAGTGGCCCGGAGGCCTGGAGCTGCTGACCATCGGCTCTTCCTCGACACTGTCCCAGACTCAGGACCACAACGGCGTCCTGGCAATGGTCATGTTCAACGTCTCCGGTGAAGTGACAGCCCAGCAGTAGAACGAGGCTGGCATTCCGCATTGTTGCGGCGGCGCCGTGTAGCCTTTCGGTAGTCCTACGCGTGGAGCTACCGAGAGGCATTCCATGACTACCTACGCGCTTCAGGGGCCATCTCACGCTGGCTCCGCTATCAGCCTGGCCGCCCCTGGCGGAACCGCAGGCGACCTCTGCCCGACCGGGCAGGGTGTTGGTCTGCTGGTGGTCTGCGGAACTGGCGCTGCTGGCACTGTGACCGTGACGCTGCCCTTCAGCCCAACCTACGACGGTCAGGCCATCGCGAGCCGCACCGTTCCGTGCCTCGCCGGCTCGACCAACCTCATCCCGGTCCCCGATGGCGTCTACGGCGCCGGGACGACTGCGGTGAACTACTCCTCGGTCGGCTCGGTCACTGTCGCAGCGGTCAGGATCCCGTAGTGGCCGCCGAGCAGAACCCGTGGGTTGTGGCCTATCACCCGGGCCTCGACCAGACGACGCGGGTACGGGAGTCGGCCATGCTCCAGATGAGAGCCTCGGGCTGGGTGACCTGGGATGAGCATGTTGAGATGCAGGACCACCTGGCACGGCAGGCCGGGTCGGCTCCGGAGACGAGCCCAGTGAGGGACTCGGACACCTCGGCCGCAGCGGGAAAGGCCGCTAGCGGGAAGGAGAAGTAATGGTTGCCACTCCTCTGAACCCGACCTCGCGGTACTACCCGCCAGGTACTCGGAAGGTGTACTGGTGCCCGACGCTGGCGAACTACCTTGCGCCAACGAGGGCGGAGCTGAACGCCGGCACTGACCTGTCGGCGGAAATCAACGCGATGACCGGCTGGTCGCTGACCTCCGCGACCGTCGACACCCCGGACATGGGCTCGCGGTTCACGAGCCAGATCCCGGGCGCGCTGACCTCGGCGTCGAACGACATCACGTTCTACACCTCCAGCAACTCGAACGACGTCCGTAACCTGCTCACGCGGGACACGAACGGCTACATCGTCCTGCTGTGGGAAGGCGATGTGACCGGGCAGAAGATGGACGTGTTCCCGGTCCGCATCACGACGCAGGCGATGGACACCACTGTCACGAACCCGGGCATGGTGACCATCAGCTTTGCGGCGACGAAGATTCCTGGGACGAACCTGACGATCCCGTAGCCTGGCGGTATGCCGTACGAGCTACAGAGGATCGTCGCCTCCCTGGAGGCAATGAACTCGTTCGCCGTTACAAGTGAAATGCGCAAGGAGCTTGTCAAGGCGGCCCGGCCCTTCGTTCCGAGGGTCCGGGCCGCCATCCTTAACATCGCCACCCACGGAACCAAGCACACAGGCCTTCGCCTGCGCATCGCTGCAAACGTTGAGGCTTACTCGTACATCTACTACGAGATCGCCTCCGTGGGCGTCCGGGTCTCCACCCAGCGGATGCCCAGCGGCCAGAAGTCCCTGCCCCTGATGATGGAAGGCGTGAAGGTCTGGCGACACCCCGTTTTCGGGGACACCGAAAATTGGGTGACACAGGAGCCGCACCCGTACTTTGAAGAGGGCATGGCGGGATACGGACCCGCTGCGCAGCTAGCAGTCAGCAGGGCGGTAGACCATATCGCCCGCGTACTAGATCAGGGGCTTTAGATGACTGGTTTCCTCAGCAGGGACGCAATCTTCGCCGTCAACGACTACAAGGTCGAGATCGTTGACGTGCCCGAGTGGGGCGGGCAGGTCAAGGTCAAGGGACTGACCGGCCGCGAGCGCGACGAGTTCGAGGCCGGCATGTTCGTGCGCCGGGGACGTGAGATGGTCCGCGATACCGCCAACCTCCGCGCGCGTCTGGTCGTGCTGTGCGCGCTCGATGAGGCCGGCAACCCGCTCTTCCAGCGCGCGGACGTCAAGGCACTGGGCGAGAAGTCGGGCGCCGCGCTCGACCGGGTGTACGAGAAGGCAGCCATGCTGTCCGGGATCATGGACTCCGACCTGGAGGACAAGATCGAGGATTTCGGCGAAGCCCCTGGCTCCAGTTCATCTACGGACTCTGCGAGAAGCTCGGACGGGGCAAAGAAGAGTTCCTCAGCGTCGTCAGCTCAGCCGAGCTGACTGAGTGGCAGGCGTACTTCGACTGGCAAGCGATTGTCAGGGACGAAGCTGAGCGTGGTGTAAACCGGAGAGGGCTGGACTGACGTGGCTCGCGTTGACTTCCTCGTCCAGGCCATCGACCGGGCGAGTAAGACGTTCGACTCAATCGCGCGCTCAGGTGCCGTCCTCGACAAGCAGCTCAACTCCGTCAGCCGCACCACGCAGAAGCTTGATGAGCGCTTCCAGCGGGTGAAGGAATCCGCGAAGGGTGCGGCTGACGGACTGGCCCGTGTGGACCGGGCCAGCCAGAAGGCCGCAGACAATATGCGGCTCGCGGCCAACCAGGGTGAGCGACTGGCCCGGTGGAACCAGGCCGCTGCGGACGCGGCCCGCAACCTTGCGCGCGACCTGGACCGGGCCTCGCGCGCTGCGGACGCTGAGACAGCCTCAGCCCGCGCTGCGGCCTCAGCGCTGGAGAAGCTGACACGGGCCACCCTCGCCCAGCGGGCAGCGGTGGCGGGTATCGGCAAGTCGCAGGCTGCTAACGCTGCTGCGACCGTTGCGGCTAACACTGCTGCTACGGCTGCTGTTAACCGGACGAACAACGCTCTGCACAACCAGCAGGCTTCGCTCGCCACCCTGGGGCGCGGGTGGCGGTTCCTGGGCCAGGAGGTCACGCTCTTCGCCGGCCTGCTCCCTGGCGTGAAGGTCTGGCATCTCGTGCTGGACGCACTCGTTGAGTCCCTGGCCGTGCTGGTCCCTGCCCTTTCGGCGGTGGCCTTCGGCCTGACTGCCTTCGGTGCGGCGGCCTTTGACGCGGGCCGGGAAATCGCTTTCTTCCTGCTCAATATCCACACCATCCACGACGCCACAGGCAAGGCCATCCCGCCGCTGACGAACAACCTGGAGAAGCTGCACGACGCTGTCAGGCCCATGGTGTTTCAGCTCTTCGGTGACGCCATCCTTATCGCGGCCAAGAAGTCCGGTCTGTTCAACCAGGCCGCGATCCAGACCGGCCAGGTTCTTGAAAGGTTCGGCAACAAGATCACCACCGCGATCCTGCACAGTCAGGGCGGGCTGGAGAAGTTCTTCGAGGTTGGCGCCCGGGACGCAAAGCAGTTCGGCATCGTCCTGGAGAACATCGGCAAGGTTCTCTTCAAGCTGATCCAGGTCTCCGAGCAGACCCACATTGCCGAGTTCCTGCTTGAAGGTCTTGTCGTGGCCTCGAAGCTCCTGGCCCTCATCACCAAGCTGCCGACGCCTCTTCTGGCCGTCGTATTCGCGCTTCACGGTATCTACCTGTGGGGCGGCGTAGCAGTCACCCAGGCCGTCAAGCTGATCAGCGTTCTGGCCAGGTTCGCGGCCTTCGCTGGCGGTATCAAGCTCGTTAATACCGCAGTCGGTGGATTGCCCAAGAACGCGACTGCGATCCAGCGACTCAGGGCGGTTTTCGAAGATCTTGCCCGGGGCATCGCTGCCATCCCGGCCCGGGTCGGTGCCGCTGCCAAGGCGTTCGTTACCTTCATCACGACGGCCGGCCGGCTGGCCCGGATCCTGGACGCACTGGAGAAGATTCCCTTCGGTGTCTGGGTAACCGGCGCGGCCGCAGCTCTGGGCATCTTCATCTTCTTCGCCATGCGCGCAAAGGACGAGACACAGAAGTGGGTCAATGCCCTGAATGAGGGCATCCTGAAGTCCCCGGTCGATAAGGCGCTGACGGCCATCTCCTCCGCCCAGGCGCAGGTGGCCTCGAAGCTACAGGACGCGAACAAGGCCCTTGCTGAGCAGAGGAAGCAGCTCGGGGCCACCACGGTCCAGACGGGCCGGTTCCAGGGCCAGACAATTGCTAACGCCCGCGCGGTCCAGGAGCTTTCCGCCGAGACGACGAAGCTGTCCGGGGATTACGACAGGTATAACTCCCGGCTCGCCGGCGTCGCCAAGCTGACGCACAACGTCGGGAGCGCTCAGGGCATCCTGGTCGCGGCCGGCGTCACCACTGCGGACATGCTGTCCACACAGAAGGGCGCATGGGACCGGATCGCTGTCGCGGTCCAGGCCACCATGCAGGCCTACGCCGACCTGGGCCAGACCGGCACCACCTTGACCAATGACCTTGAGGTCATGACCAAGACCACCGACTCCCAGGAACAGGCCGTCACCAAGCTGAACCAGGCCTGGAGTGCCTTCATCACCAATATGACGGCGACTCAGTCGAACTTCGACACCGTTATCCAGGGCACGCAGACCCTTTCGGACGCCTTCAGTAAGGCGAACACTGCGGGCAACAAGGTGACGATCACCCTTGGCAAGCTCAAGGACAAGATCGTCGTCACCCGCGCCCCGATTGACTCCCTGAGCAAGTCCGGCGTGGTCCTGAACCAGGCATTCGAAGAGCAGATCATGAACATCGAGAAGCTCTTCGAATCCCTGCGCCAGGCGAATGTCTCCCAGAACCTCTTCAAGAAGGCTGTCCAGGACGCCATCGCCCCGATGCTCCAGTATGCGAAGGGGAGCAAGGAAGCCACCGACCAGCTCATCGGCCTCGCGCAGGAAGCAGACTTCCACGGCCCGGCCTCCTTCAAGAGGCTCGTGCAGTGGGTCGGTAACACCCACGGCGCGCTGAAGTCGCTGAAGGCCATCACCAACCAGGCGACGATCCAGAACTCCCTGCTGAACAACTCGATGGACGCCACCTCGAAGCTGATGGCCGGCAAGCTCAAGCAGTCGCTCGACATGGCCATCGTTGAGTACGGCCACGTCACGACCGATGTGGACAAGTACGCGCAGGCCCTCGTGAACTCG